TATGGCAGTGCCGTCGTACAATTCTTCTTGGGTAAATTGGCTGTAACTCAAAGCACATAACCATTGTGCTAGATAGGGTCTGGCAAGATCATTTATGTCGGAAAGTTTATTGCGAGACACAGGAGTTGTAATGTGACGATCCAATGTGATCACTGGAACACCACACCATATGGCTTCTGTTGCGGCATTGGAATTTATGCTCACGACGCAGTAATAATCTTCGTTAGCAAGTTCCTGAATCAGACTAGTTCGCACTTTTTTTTCAGCTTTTTCTCTAAAAACTATTGTTTTGTTTGTGTATTTTTTAAGTTCACGCTCCACATCATATTTCCACGTTTTAAGATCCACATGAAATATGCCAGCGGCAAATGGACCAGGTTCTACTATCAATATCTTTTCACCTGATTCACGCCAAGTTCTAGGAAAACTTGCAAAGTTTGATAAGCGATCCACAGGAGCTTCGAACATCTGATGATGATGTATGTGATTGCGCACCAGTCTGTGCCATTTTTTATTGGTCTCCAAAAAGTTGGTGTAGCCGCTGTCTATAAACCAGAAAGGATAACGATGGTCAATTTTTTGTACCAATAGTTGCTCATTGCCGGTGGTGTTTCTAATCAAACAATCTTCATTATAATTAGTGAAATCTTTTCTTCTCATTAATTGGTAATCTGCTTGAATAGTCTTGCCTGTGCTTTTAACAAAATTGGTATGAGGATGTATGTTATATAAATCAAGAATATTTTGTAAACCAATTGCCTCAACAAATTTATCTGTATGTTTCAACAAAAGAGGCCAATATTTGTCTTGATTAGTTCTAAGTTGAGTTACAAATTGATCACGAATCGCCTCGAGTTCTCTACTTATTGTTCTCTTTAAATTATGGAATTCTTTTCCCAACCAAAATGGTTTGCCAGGATTCCTCCTCTTGTATTGTCTAATCTCTCGCCTCCATTCTTTCACAAATTTTATTGTGGCAGGAAAACTGGCTTCATAGTTGATGTTTTGTCTTGATTTGTGCCTGAAGTCTATTAGCCGCATTAAAAATTGCGCGATTTCTTTGTCATTAAGAAGCAGTTTCATACCAGTATTTAAAGGAAAAAAATTATTGAGTTAGGCTAAATGGCTGCGTCTTCCATGCCTGCCACACGCAGTTTAACAATGTTGGTTAGTTGCCATTGTTTCTGGTCCAAACCTTTGCATATGCCTAACCATTTGTTGCGCATGAGAGCAAAATCATTTATAATTTTTTCATAATCTACCACGTCTGCTTCACCTTCCACGTATTTTTCTACCTCTCGACTGGTGAGCGCCCTGTTGTAATTTTCAAAGTATTTTTTAAAAAAACTACTGCGTAGTCTGCGTAATTCTATGTTCAAATATTCCAATATGGCTTCTAATTCCTGCAGCTGATTGAATCTGTGTTCCACCACTCCAGGCATATCTGCTGATTGTTTTTCTATTTGTCCTTTGATTCTTATGTCTTGTTTGGCCAATTGAAGTTCTGCTTCAAAGTAGGCCATAGCCTCTGGTATGATGCTGACGTCCTTAGCTATTTTTTGATACCAACCAGACATTATTCATCCTCATATTCACTTTCTTCTTCGATGTCTAAATAATACATGATTGCTTTGTCAAGATCGTGATCATTACCAATACAGTCTTTGAATGTGTCATCATCTACTCCATAATCTGCACACATCTCTACATATTTTTCCGCAATGATTTCTACTTGTTTTCTATCGATGTAGTCTTTAAAAAATAACCAAAACTCCGTGACTTGTGATGCTTCCATTATGCTTCTGTTTTTTCCCTATTTAAGTTTTCAGTAACTTTTTTAGCTCGTACTATGTGGAATTCTTTCATAATCATATCAAGTTTATCTCCACCCCAACCTTTTCTGTATTCTAAATGTTCTTTATTTTGTGTGTCCACATATTTTAATCTATTTCCAGACTGCGTTAACAATCCTTCTTTTTCAAACAGTTCAACCAACCCACTGTAAGGGTCCATGCCTGTTTCATATGGAATTTTTACTTGCACAGTTTCAAATGGTTTGGCAAATCTAGTTTTCATTATTTTGCAGGCTGATCTTATGCCTTTTACGTCTGTGGTTTTATTGCCTTCTTCATCTTCTTTAAGTTTTAATTTCTTCATAGCTACCACTACCGAACTGGCATACACAAAACCTTGACCTCCTGATATTTTATCATCTGGATCGAACATGTCCTGACTGGCATATGTGTGATTAGTTGCTACCAAACCCACGTTCCAAGAACCAAAAGTATTCACGCAGTTTCTAACCAATGCTGTGAGTGATTTTGCTTTTCTGCCAAGATCACCTTTCATATCTCCTGACTCAAATTGATTCACATCAGTTGGAGTGAGTAACATGCCTAAGCTGTCTATCACAAATAAAATTTTAGGAGCAGCTGCCTTATTTGCAGCATGTTCTGTTTTGTAGTCCTTCATAAATGTGGAAATTGTTTTGGCTACATCATCCACCATGCTCATACTTAATTTCATTAATTTATCTTCAGACGTATTCACGCCTAATGCTTCCAACCAGTTTTGGTCCAGTGCATTCTCTGTGTCCACTAGCACCACAAATATTCCTTGTGCTTGTGCATTTTTTACTATGTTGCCTGATGCAATATATGATTTACCTGAACCAGGTTCTCCTGCAAATACAGTTACTTTGCCTAGAGGAATTCCTCTCTTGAAATCACCTGACATTAGATAGTTTAGTGCAAAGTTGCCTGTAGATACCCAATCAGTTGGATCATTAAACCCCATTCCTAATCCATCTATTGATTTGGTTAATGTTTTTCTAAATTTTGATACGTCGAAAGCCTTATTAGCCATATTAATTCCTTTTGTTAAGTGGAGAGTTGCTCAACCCTCCACTGTAATATATTATCTATTTTTTCGCTTGTCTAGATCTGATCATTGCCAGAATGTCATCTGCTCTGCTCTTGCTTTCGCTTTTGGCAGTGTCAGTTTGTGTTTCTACTTTGCCAGCAGTAACTTTGACTGACGCAGGTGTTTCTGCTTCAACTTGTGTGTTGACAACAGGATCGCCTGTTTTTGCAGACAGTCCTGCAGGTCGATAGTATTGACCAAATTTTTCTTGATCAAATGCTTCTCCATCCACAGATGCCTCAAACATTTCTTTGATTACTTTCAGTTCTACTTCTGATGGTTTTTTAGGTAGATAGTCACCCATGTTGAACAAACCATGTGTTTCCACTGCTTTGTTCTCCTCTTCAGTCAAAGGTCTAGTTTTTCTACTCCATGCGGATGTAGAATAATCTGCATAACCACCTTTACTTGTTTTGATTATTTTAAAATCAACTCCATTCAGTTTGTCTGTAGGAAGATCTTCCATTTCTGGATCCAACAATGCAGTTTTTATAATACCAAATATTTGTGGTCCAATTATAAATCTTCTAATTGGATTTTCTGGTTTATTTTCTTCATTGAGTGGATCTTCTTTTAAGAAACCTTGAAATATGTAAGATCTTTTCTTCCAATATTTGCGTCCCATATCTTCTAGATTTGGATCCTTGAACCACCCTCTGACTTCTGCTAATATAGGACATGATTCACCATACATTTCCATGCAAGGGATTTGCACTTGTACTGGTTTTGAATCTGTGTCACCTTTGATTCCTGCGAAAGGAAGTTTTATCATCAAACGTTCTTTCCAGAAAAAAGTGTTGTTGGGATCTCTGTCTGGTAGAAAACGAACTACTGATTGTTCACCTTCTTTTAGATTCCAGAATGGATAGATGGCGTTGTCGCCGCTGTTTGTTTTAGAATTGCCTCCAGAACGTACTTCTTGTTCTTTCAGCTTGTTGCGGATTTCCGCTAGTGTTGCTGCCATAGTTGGGCCTCCTTATTGCCTGTTTGTTTAGTTTGTGCCTTATGTAATTAATACAGCACATATGTTTACATACTATATTAATATGAGTATTTAGTCAAGAACAATAATGTAGATATTTAATTTTTGGCTGATATACCTGCCATTTTTTTAATTCGCTCTATGTCTCTATCTTTGCCTGACTGCAGTGTGCGTATGGTTTCTTGAGCAATTTTGGTTGCTTGCTCGCCAAATCTTTTTTGCACTGCTGTGATCACTGCTGTTTCCCCTTTGGGAAATTTATTGGTGGTGTAGTCATAAAAACTCTTCACCAGTTCTTCTATTTTGGTTGCACCTGTGTGCAGATCTTGTTTGCTGGATTTCATATCTTCAGAATATTTTTTATTTAATTCCATGGCTGCTTCTTCTGCTGCTTCTCTGTCTTTCTTCACTTCAGCCACAGTGGTGTTTAAAAAGTTGGCTAATTCTAAATCGCTCATTTGGCGTATGGTAGGACCACCGCCTGTGCTTTCAAATTTACTTCTCAATCTATCTACCTCCAATTGGAAATCTTCTGAGTTCATATACTCACGCCAATCTTTGAAT